AAGGTCTTAAAACCTGCTCCTGCTCCCATTTTTTATCTCCTTAGTAACTTAGTACAGACGTATCAAGTACGCCATATTCGGTTGAGTTTAATATAAACCCGTCAATAACAGGTTCAAGTGTAGTAAAGGTAGTACGCCATTTATTCGGGGTAACGCTGTGTGCCACGCCGAAAACTTGAAGTGTTTTTGTCAGAGTCGAGCTACCGGGCTGGTTTGTCGTAATCGTCACAGGATCAAAGAAATCTAGATCAAGCGCAGCTAATATGCCATTGGCGTAGTTATCTGTGTAAAGGTCTAACTCGATGGCATCGCATCTAACGCTAGTTTCGGCACGGCTTGCAACGTATGCACGGGCATAGTCCAGGGCTACGGCATCGGTTTCCATTAGTAAATTCTGGATATTGTAAGTATGGGCAAAATATTTTTCGACACTAGCTGCGTTAGTGGCATTTTGAACACTGCCACCTGCACGGCTCACGTTAGCTTGGTTAAATACAAGGGTGTCATCAAGTCGCCATACGGCATTAAAATAGCCAATATCTGTACCGTTATCGTTAAATACTGTAGGTGTGCCTGCGATGCTTGCCGTAGTTACTGATCGATCCTGAAATACGAAAGATCCAGATGCATCAACGTAGAACGCGCCGTACTCACTATTTGTAACAGTTTGTAATGCGGCTAGGGATGTACGAGCTGTGCCGGGGTCTGCCTGCATAGTAGTCAAACCTGCATCAACATCGCGCATAGATGCTGGCCATGAAATCTCGTCAAGTATCTCGTTAATGCGTGTGCCACTTAGATCGCCAGCGATTGCACCCGTAACGGTACTGATTTGAGCATTTTGCGCTAATCGCTGCGCATCTACTGCCTGGATGGTTGTGTAAACAACATCGTTAGCATTTTTAGGGGTAGTCGTCGTGTAGCTGGTAATAAATCCCGAGAACATGGCATAGGTGCTACCGCCATAAGTAGCCGATATAGATACTTTACGCATAGGTGTTAGGTAAGAAAAATAGGGAGAATTTGGGTTCTGGCTGTTGAAGTCGCCATTTTGATCAACTATGCGCAGGGTCATTGTGCCAGTCTGAAACTCATCTGCCTGCGGATTGCGGCCGCGCTTGATATTTACGCTATCTACTACATCGCTAACATCTACGATAACTGCAGCTGAGTCTGCCAATACGTTAGTACCGAATATGCCTTCGCCGATAATAAAAGCCTGGGCAAAACTAGGGCCAGTAGAAAAGTTAATAACCGCGTTAATCGTTGGGACTGTCATATAGTTAAAAACCCTGCTGGTGTTCGATTGTAGCCAGTGCGTTCAGCTGCTAAAAGTGCATTATTTACAGCATCTACGAACTCATCTTGCATAATTACTGAGCCAGTATTATTTACGATGATAGTAGGGGCTTGGGTTGCACCCATATCGTAGTTGCGATCTCTATTTTGGTACGGGTTAAAATTCATACCAGCCGCAGGCATGCTATTGGTAGTGGCTGCAGCTAAGGCATCTACAGTTACCTGAGTTTCCGCCACGGATGCAGCAGCAGATTCTGCAGCCGCAGCGGCCTCAGCAGCGACATTTTCTACCTTGGCTAAAATTTCCTCGATCGTGTCATCCTCTGCAAAAATAGTAGTGCTTAGTGCAGCTTGTCTATCAGCAGCTTCTTTTTCTGCTGCGGCTTTTTCGGCTGCAGCCTTTTCTGCGGCGGCTTTAGCGGCGGCTACTTTGTCATCGTAATTGCGATCTGCGTTTTGGCTAGGGTTGTAAGTAACGCCAGGGATCATAGTAGAACTAATTGCAGACATGCCTAGCCCTAGCTTACTAAGTGCTAATAACGCTAAAGATAAACTGCCTGCCCATGTAGCAAACGGATCTTTAGCCTCACCTATTGCTAATAAATCGGCAGCAATCTTGGCATTTTGCTCTTGAATTTTTTCTAACTTCTTGGCTAGTGCCTCGGCCTTATCGCCTTGTTCATTTTCAATAGCTAGCATAAGTTCTAAACGTAGTTTTTCTTCTGCGCTAATCTTTCCTTTAAGTGCAGCAGCTATTTGAATCTTTTGTAATTCAAGTACAGCAGAAGCTTTATCTAGTTTTGCTTTATTAGCAGCTGCTAGTTTGTCGGCCTTAATCTTATTGGCGGCGGCTAATTTTGCGGCTTTTAATTCATCAGCGCGAGCTTTAGCGGCAGCAGCAGCAGCCTTTTTGTCTGCAATTTCTTTACGCTTTTGAGATGGTGTCATGCCTGCCATGACTTCTTCGCGAGTTAAAATTGTATCCTTAGTTGGATTTACTGCAGCACCCATTAGCCACTTCATTTTCATAGCATTTTTTAAACGTTTTTCCTCTAGTTTATATTGTGCGCTTAGCTGATCTTTGTAAGCTTTTTGCGCCAAAATTGCTAAAGGGTTTAATGTAAATGGCATTGGCGCATTTTTTCCTACGCCTTCAAAACCAAAACCGGGGATGGTGCCAATAGTTTTTACTAGATCACCGATGCCGCTTATTAAATAACCAATACCTTCACCAGCGGCAATAATGTCCTCAGTTAAGCCTTGCATATCTTTGTTGTTGCCAATTTCCATTAAAGCATCAATCAATGATTTTCCGATAGCTTCTTGTGCTTGGCCAGCAGCTTCTTTAATTGTGCCTAGCTTGCCAGCATAAGTATCAGCTGCAGCCGCAGCTTGCCCTTTAAAAGTCTTGGTTAGTTTTTCTTGAATTTCTTCAAAGCTCATAGTAGCTAGATCAGCTTGAGTAATGCCAATTTTGTATTTTGCAATGCCTTTAGTGTTACCAGCCATTGCTTTAGATAAACTATCGGCAACGCTAGTTACATCTCCAAATCCTGCAGCAGATATATCTAAAGCTAAAGACATTAACTTTTGAGATGCAACTACATCTAAGTTAGTTTGTACGAGGTTCTGCATGGCGGTTCTAAGTTCCTCGCCTGCCACGCCACTAGCAAGTGACATTTTGCCAAGAAAATCTTCGATACCAGTATTAGCAAAAGCAAGACCTAAGTTTTCTAATGTCTTAGTTAAAGCTACAGCCGATTTTTGATCGTCTGAAAAAGCTTTAACCGTTGCTTTTCCAAAACGAACTACAGCTGCGGCACTAAAAGCTAGACCAAATGCACCAGCAAGTTTTTTAACATCTTTGCCTAATTTATCTGTAGCCTTTGTAGCTTGCTTAAAACCTTTAGCATCAAAACTTGAACCTAGTTTAATATCTGCATATGCCATTAGGCAGCCCTGCTAAATCTTTGATTTGTGTTACGAGCATAGAATTGTCTTATAGCTGTATCTATAGCTTTATTAGCTGCGCCTTCAGCTACGCCTCGACTTTCAGCCCATGCCCTGAATATAAAACGTCCTTGGCCTTTAAGGCTAGATGTAACATCGCCAAGATTTTCAATAAATTTAGCACCAGCTTTAGGGTTTACAGATCGACTAACGCCTTTAGATGTACCCGATGCGTAAGGCCCTACCCATGTCTGTGGCCGTCTAGCCGTTTCATAAATTGAACCAGCTGCAGACTTGTTAATAATTCTAGCCATAGACGTAAATCCTCGACTATCGCGCTTGCTAGGGCTAGTTTCTAAAACTATATTTTTAACTATGGTGTTGTAATTAAATACTGGAAAAGTAGCCTCAGAAAAAGATCGTGCCTGCCAACCACTCATAGGCGATTGACTAGGCACGAAACCCCTGGCTTTTTTTACTACAGGCATTAAAGCAGTTTTTAATTCTAACTTTAATTGTTTTTCAAGATCAGGGGTAAACGCACGAAGGGCTTTACGCAGATCAGCGTTTCCGCGTATTTCTACTTTGGCCATCTTTTATCTCCTTATTTCGATCTTTCATAGCCTGCAATAAAGTTTTAAACATCCTGCTATCAAGTGCTAATAAATCATTAGGCGCGATACCCGTTTCCAAACTGATCCGTGCGATCAAGTAAGTAAACGAGTCACGCCCTATAGTTCCGGGTCATCATCCAGTACCTCAACCTTTTTAAGTGTTTTTAAAAACTCTGCACCGAACATTGGCACGGTTTCGCCTGCAGCTCTTAAACACTCCCACGCCAGCCAGTAGACATCTGTCTGTTTTTCTTCAACACGAAAAGCACGATGAAAACCTTGCTTTGCGTAAAGTTCAAACGCGTATTCGATAGATGGTGTTATCTGATGCTCAGATACTTGGCCATCTACTTTGATTATTTTTAATTTAGCCATTTGTTAGCCCCTATTCTGTTTGTTAAGCGGTGGTAACTACGATTGGTGAATTACAAGTAAATGTAATCGATTGTGTAGCCATGTCAGCAACAGCACCATTAATATCTGTGGTGTTGTTTACCAAAATTGTAGTGCTGTATAAAGGATTATCTACACCTACTGCTGAGCTTGTCTGCTTTAGCGTGATAGGTACTGTTGTTCCCCATGCAGCGCGTAGCGTTGCATTTACGTTTGCTGCAGCTAAGTCGCTTAGGAAATCTAAAGTAATTGTGGATGCTTCTAAACCCTTAACAAACTTATGAGCTGTATCGCCCATAGCAGTCACTTCGAGTTCATCGAATACACGGTTGATTGTTGCGCTTGTAACGTGATCTGATAGAACTATTGAGTTCAGCGTTACCACAACGGTATTATTTAAATATACGGCCATTTGTTTATTCCTCGATCTGCTCGGTTACGGGTGCTTTGGTCTTTGTTTCTTTTGGTGCTTCTTTGATCTGCCCAATCTTGATTAAGAAGGCAATATCCTCATCTGTGTATGACATGGTTTAACTCCAGCTCGTTAGTATGGATATATTGAATTCGGCTGTTAATAGATCGCCGCTATCAGCATTTAATACACCGGGCGCGCTAACGCTAGTTATATTAAATACAAGATTGGATGCAGCTAGTTTTGTATAGGCTGCAACGATAAAATCCTCGATGCCCTGCAGGTTGCCCTGGTTATCAAACATTGGCACGGTTAGCAGAATCTTAAAATTAGCCATAGGCGAGATAGTTATATAACTATTATTGCTAGGCGTTAGGTATGGATCGGCTGGGATCACTACGCAGCTGTTAGCCAGGATGGTTGCAGGTGGGTAAGCGAATACCGACCATACGCCGTTATTGGTTAAAGCCGTTGCGATGGTGCTACGCAACGTGGTAATCGCAGCGGTAGGCATTTACCCCACCATGCTATTCGGGTTCATGTACGGGGCTAGTAAGCCCCTAATTTTGCCTATCATGCTGTTGCCCATGCGGTAAGGGGATGGGCTAAAGCCATCTAGCCCTACGCCGCCAGTCTGAGATACCTGGCGCGCTTGCCAAATATCTACGGCCAAGATCATCGCAGCTTCTCTAACGCTTGCTGTATTTACGTATGTGGCTGTCTTTGTATCCTCGCCTGTTGCTGTGCCATAAGGCAATACACGGCGGAAATTCTGATTAGCTGCAACCTTGGCATACTGAATAAAACTATAACCCTGTGGGTATTGGAAATAGTTTAGCTGCAGATTAAACGCAGGCAAGATATTAGATGTACCTGTTGAAAAAGGGATAGTGCCTGTAATTGTGTAAGTGCCGTTAAAGGTTGATCCAGCCCCGGCAATAGTTACCGATTGTGTAGCAGTAAATATGCCGGGGTTGGCGATCATTACGGTCGCAACGTTGCTTACCAATGCAGTCCCCACGACTGGCGCAGAATCAAACCAAAGGAAACTGTTGATTTGATCCTGAGCAGCTTGGCAGCACTCCTCGACCGTACTATCTGAATAAAGAGTACCGATACCTAAATTGGCACGTAGCTCGGCTACGGTAACGTAACTAGCTGGCATCGGTACTCCTTACTTAGTTAGGGTCGGTAGGGCAAAGGGCTAATGCCCTACCGACTATTAGGGTTATTGTTTAAGGTAGCTTTGCGAACTTAATAATGCCATTAGGCATTTTTGCAATAGTTGCCATAAAGCCGTAGATAGCAACCTGAACCTGCAGATTAGATACTACGTTTACAGACATGTATGCCTGTGGGCTGCGGTAAATTGTAAATGCTTCAGGTGCAAGAATTACAGCTGAGTTATCATCGAACGCAGTTTGTGTAAAGTTCTTATCTACATATAGATCAAGTCCTAGCACGTTGCCGCGAATTGATGAAGGTGCAACCTGGCCTGCTGCGTTCATTGGTTGAATTGCGTTGTAAATTGGGCGGCCAGTTGTATCAACAGCACCTAATAGTGCCTGGTACTGCGCTGGGTTTCCAATGTAGTTTTGTGCAAAGTAACCTGTATTTTTGTAAACAGCAGATGCAGCTTCTGATGAATAAGCAATAATGCCTGCGCTGTCGCCTGTTGTTGCAGTTCCAAATGAACCTGCTGCTTGTAATGCTACTAGCGCAGCTGTATCAATAGCTGTTAAATAAGCATTTTGTAGTTGCTGTGTAAGCTCGTCATAAAAGCCAGGGTATCCAGCTCTTTCTAACAATTCTACGCTTAGCGTATTCATGCCAGAATATTTTTGCACGGTGCCAGTAAGGTAAGAAGTTTCCATACCTGTGTTTTGTACTGCGCCTGCTTCGGCCTCAACTGTTACAACAGGTGCTACGCCTGTACCGCCGCCTGCAGATGTCACAAGTGAAGGCACATTAATTGTCATACCTGTAGGTGGCAAAACGCCTTGGCTACATGCATCAATAGTAGGTGTACCAAAACGTGTGTTAGTAACAAACTCGCTTAGGTACTGTGTTGGGTTAAATCCTGGGTTAGTAGTAAAAGAATCATCTGCAGCTGTTACATATAGCTGGGAATCTTGGTTGCCTAAAGCAGCCTGAATCTTATGCTCTGTGTACTTGCCCATAGATGTGATCGGTGTGCGTACTGTCTGGCTGTCTAATACGGATGGGCGAATAATTGGGCGAGCTGCTTGAACTGGTGCAGCCTCGACTGGTTTTTCTGCCGGTACATCCGGTGTATCAATAGGGGCTGTAGTCACAGCTGCCTCGCTTTCGGTTTCGGTTTCGGTTTCGGTTTCAATCATCTCTGTATGGATGATTGTGGTTTTGGTACTTGCTGCTTCTAGTGCAGCTTTAGCAGCTGCAATATCAGTTACGGCCGCTGAATCAAAAGCAGCCGACTCTACTAGGCTTACTTCTTTCAGGACTGCAGCGGTAACTAACAGGTAGCCTTTCATCTGCTTTGATGCGGATACATCCACACCAACGGATAAACCAGATACAAGGTTTTCCTGAGCTAGTACAAGTGCATCCTGTCCCCGGCTGCTAC